GTAGACGACAATTTTCCACTCGATTGACCAAGTTGCACACAGAATGCGAACAACTGCGGCCCTTGAGACAGACGCCGGCCGAATTATAGCCGGCGGGACCCGGGACTTGAACCCCGCACAAAAAGCTGCCCTCGGTCGGGGGGAAATGGCGGCGAAAGCTCCAGACGTTCACGCGGAAATCACGGCGTTGGATAGAGTATCGGAGCAACACCCTCGGAATTGGCCGTGACCAGGACCATATGTCCGCAGTGCGCTGCCGTCATAGAGTCTCTCGGAGGCAGGTTAACGAGTCGGACAACAGCTGTCTTTCCTCGCAGGTGAGATCAATGGGAATTCTTAGATTCAACGAAGAATCACTGAAGACAGAACTCAATCGCGTCGCAGTACCGCTGCGCGTGGTGTTTGCTGCAGCCGTTGCCGAACGCCTATTGCCCGCGTATGTGACTTTTTCGCACAAGACAGGGAGAGGTAATCCACATTTATTGACAGAGATCCTTGAGCGCGTCTGGCGAGATATTGACGGGATCAAGATGGGCGCGGAGGAGCTACAACAAAACATCGATTTGTCGATGGAGCTCATCCCAAAAGAAGACGAGAAACCATGGATTCCGGATCAGGCGTGGGCTGAGGACGCAGCGGTAGCCGTTGTATACGCCCTGCGCACTCGTCAGAATGGCAAATCTCAGTACTCAGCGTGGGCCGCCACACGGGCGTATGACGCCATGGATCACTTTGTAACCACCCAAGAGGATATCGACCCCAGCACCGCCGGAGCGGAAGAGCGGATAATATCGAATCCACTTGTCCAAGCTGAATTTATGCGTCAGCAACGCGACCTTCGCGAGTTGGTTGCCGTGGACCGGCAGGACGAATCAACTCTAGTTCAGAAAATACGCCAGCGGGCAAAGGCAGAATCCATCGGCGTATTCAACAAGGGATCGTAATTAATTCTACCGTCCCTGACAGACGGCGACTTGCAGCTCTACAACACCGCGGCCGAGCTGACGCGGGTCATGGGTCACAGGAACGGAATAAATTCTTCAACGACCCGTCCGAGATCAATCCGCAAACCGGACAGTTGCTGCATCCGCCGCCAGCGCCGCCAATGCCGCCGCCGGACCCAAAAATGCTGATCGCGCAGGCGAAGACGCAATCCGATTCTGCGATCGCCGCACATCAGGCGCAAGCCCAGCAACAAAAGGCGCAGAACGACGCCATTCACCTGCAGGTGAAGACGCAAAGCGAGATCGCGCTCGCGAAAGTCAAAGCCGAACTCGACGCCAAGATGGCGGTGCTCGATGCACATCTGAAGGCCGCGAGCGAAGCACGGAAGACGCCACGTTCATACCCGCCCGGTGCGCGAAAGGCGGGGGACGGCCACCATTATATTTCAGACCCGAAGCGCCCGGCGGCGATATTTGTTGGTGGTTCATCATGCCTGATTTTTCTTTGGTGCCGGTGGATCATCAACCGGACTTTGAAGACCTCTCGCTCGTTCCGGTCGACCATGATCCGTTCGGTGACGACGGCGCGAGCCAATCGCAAATCCAGCAAGCACAAGCTCAGTTAGCGCAGGCACAGCCTCAGCCGGCGCTGGGTCAACAGACGCAACCGCTACAGTTTCAATTGCAAAGCTCGCCACAACAGCCGGCAGCCGGAGTTGGACAACCCAGTGTCGATGCGCAGCCTATCGGTGCGCCGGCAACGACGCCGGGTAATTCTTTTCGGCCTGATTTCGCGCAAGCTGGTCAGCCAGCCCAAAACGATCAGCCAACTCCAGAGGGCGGGTTGACCATCAAAAACCTGGACACTGGCAGCCCAGACCTAAGGAACATTCCAGGTGTGACCCCAAGTCCCGACGATGCCAAAGCGGAGGCAGATGGTGAGGCTCTGTTGGCGGACCCATCTCATAAAGAGTTTAAGTCGACAGAAAAAGTCCCCGAACTAAACAACGCCGAAACGAACTACACGGTAGGTACTTCCGGAAAGATAACTGATCTGGGCAACGGCTCCTTCCAGGTGACGAACGGCAAAATCACTTTCAAAACTGTATCGGAGAACGGAAAACCATCCTTCGTTACTCATGACATTCGAGGAAACGCCTACGCGATTGTCAGCCAGCCTCCGAATGGAGGCCCAATCTCGGTGAAAGTTGGATCCGCAAGCAACTAGCTGTGTACCCATAAATTGGGATGCTTAGGTCAGGCGCGCCTGATGTCCGTTTGCCCCTAAGAGCGGTACTTACATGTCCTGTCGAGCACATCTGCCAAGTCATTCGGGCCGACGAACACATGGAACGTCACGGCCCCTCGCCTTATGCCCTGCTTGTCGAAGGTCATACCACCAAGTTCAAGCTGATCGGATCCAATCGTTACAACGGTTTGTCGAGTTACTGTCCAGGAACCATTAGGGTTCAATTTGAACGCGTCGCATTCAACTTCTCCAGGTACCCCCAACGAGTCGGCTGTCGACTCCGCGAGTGCGTACCCGCCGGCCACGACCACCATAAAAATCGACGTCAGAGCGAACTTCAGCATCCGCACACCCTCTTGAGAACCTAAGGTTGACTGGATCGCAGGATTATGTTCTTATTTTGTTCTTTTCTACGGAGAGCAGGCAGTTGCTCAAAAACGCGTTTCCTGCGCCATGACCGAGAACATCAAACCTGCTGAATCGCTGACGGTGGCCGACTTCCAGGCTCATCCTGTGTGGGAGTTTTTGAACGACGACGAAATTGGCGAGACAATGGTCCAGCCGGTCGAGAAGCTTCCAGTTGAGACCCTCGACAACAGGTTAATAGGTACGCAGGTTCGCCTCGCGAACGGTTCGCTGGTATGGGCATTGATCGGAAATTTCGACGTCACAAATCCGCGCGCCACCCAACACTTTCTGACTCTCTCTCGATTGACCGCAGTGGCAAGTGGTTTCACCTTGCGCGGTATCACGACAGCGGCTTTCTGGCTGAAGGTCCAGAGGCGCTTGCTCGGTTCCTGGGCCTACACGTTGACGATGTATTCCCAATCTCGGTGGACGTTCGGCGATACGTTCGGGGAGGTCCCAAAGCGCTCGCACCAATCGTGCTAAAAGAGCGGCAAGAGAGGCCGACGGACGCAGAACTCAACGCAATAATTTTCGGTAAATCGACTCCAAATTCGGCGTGAATGGCAGTTGACGGATCCCATAGAAGGGCAAATTGGCGTAGCGTAAGCGGCCGCCTTCGACGGCTCGACGGCAGGACAGTCTCTCCGGCGCGGGATCCGGCGCGGCCCACGCGAGATGCTGTCGCATGTCAACGTGACCCTGGAGGTTCGCGCCGCCATGAACCGGATGGGCCGGAGCGTGGGATCTCCGTTCTCGAAAATCTAGCCCCCGCCACCAAGAACAACGTCATCGCTCACGAGTTCGGGCATGCCATCGACGATCTCGCCGGCGATATCGACACTGAGCCGCTGATGGGCGAATTACGCCGGGTCTACAACACGCTGTCGTCCGATATGAAGATGCAGCAAAGCGAGAGCGCAAAGGACAAGACGGATGGCTGACGAAAACAGGCTTGATCAGGTGGTGGCAAAAGCTATTCGCGCGCGAGAGCTGCTCGACAACGAGCTTTTGGCTGAAGCGTTCAAGGGTCTCGAAGACGGTTACACCTCGGCCTGGCGCGCGACCGCAATCGACGACGTCGCCGGCCGCGAAAAACTGTTTCTCGCCATCAACATCGTCGGCAAGGTGCGAGATCACCTGACTGCCATCGTCACCAACGGCAAGCTGGCGCAGGCAGAATTGAAGGAGTTGGCGCAGGTTGCCGAACGGAGGAAGCGGTTTGGGATTTTGTGAGGCAAGGGCCGCAAAATTTCGAGCTGCCTCCCACGGGAAAGCCATATGTCGAGGCGCTCCGTATTCACACCTCGCCGCTTGAGGAATATCTGTCCCGCTGCAAGCTGGTCGAATTCGTCGCGGGTGGCGTCAAGCAAAAAATAGGTGTGTGCGAAAGACATTGGTAGCCCGGCGACGTCACGCGGACCTTGCTTTACGATACGACGGAGAGTTGGCATCGCCCCTGTCGCAGAGAACGCCGCAGTGGACAAAAGCGATGGTGCGGTTCTCTCCAGGATTATACTTCACATAAACCGAAAGCCACGCGCGTCATGTGCTTGGCACCAGCATTGGCGAGGAGCGCGGCGGCTGAGCAGGGGATCCATGCCGAAGTTGGATAGGCCCGCTGACGGGATTTGACACGTCGGGCAAATCACCGGCATAAGTTCAATATTGCAAGAACTGCTTGGGCTCGTGCCGGCAATCGGTCGCGAGCTTTCTCACGCCGTGAAATTTCTCGCGACATTGCAACGTCACAAAAACATCTGCCGCGCACGCCGACCAAGGCGCCTGCAGCACACGAATTGGCCAAGCGCCAACGCTGACCCTGCGAGCACGCAGGCGCCCGGCGAACGACCTTAAGGAAAAAAGCCGAACCGGAAGCGATGCTTCCGCGCCATCGCGCGCCCTTTGAGGTTTTTCAAGAAATCCGAACTTAACCCGAGTGCTCGCATCGAGGACTCACACCGGCTCGCTCCAGCGGCTCGCCTGTCGCGCAAAAGCACAGGCGCTGCGCCGTCCGGCACCGGCAATCTTCCAGGGAAACAACTGAAATGGCCTTACCAAGTTCAACCTTTGTTACCTACCAGGCGGTTGGCAACCGAGAAGACCTCTCGGATATGATCTATCGCATCGATCCGACCGATACCCCGTTCATGAGCGGCGCCGATAAGGAGAAAGCGACCGCCGTCAATCATGAATGGCAGACGCAGGCACTTGCGGCGGCTAACTCATCGAATGCCCAACTCGAGGGCGACGATCCAACCAACAGCGTGACTACGCCAACGGTTCGCCTCGGCAATCTCTGTCAGATTTCCTACAAGGTCGCGCAGGTATCGGGCACCCAGCAGGCGGTCGATCACGCCGGCCGCGACAACGAACTCGCCTATCAGGAGATGCTCAAGGGCCCTCGAGCTGAAACGCGACATCGAGACCATCCTGACCGGCACCAATCAGGGCAAGGTCTCCGGCAACAGCACCACGCCGCGCCAGACGGCCTCGATCCTGTCATGGATCGCGTCCAACACGTCCAAGGGCACGGCCGGCTCGCCCGCCGATCCATCTCCGATCGACGGCACCGGCACGCGCACCGACGGCACCCAAATCGCGTTTACCGAAGCGCGGCTTAAAAGCGTGCTGTCCTCGATCTGGACCAATGGCGGCAAGCCCGGCACCATCTTGACCGGCGCCTTCAACAAGCAGGTGTTCTCGACCTTCACCGGTCGTGCCACCGCGATAGAGGAAGCCAAGTCGAAAAAGATCGTGGCCTCCGTCGATGCCTATGAGTCCGATTTCGGAAAGCTCAAAGTGTTGGCGAACCGCTTCCAGCGCAGCCGTGACGTGCTGGTGCTGGAAATGGACAAATGGGCGGTGGCCTATCTGAATGGACGCAACATGATCTCGATCCCGCTGGCAAAGACCGGCGACTCGGACCGTCGCCAGATCCTCGCTGAATACGCTCTCGTCGCCCGCAATGAAAAGGCGAGCGGCGGTGTGTTCGACAACACTGCGTCCTGATCCGCCGTGATCGCGAGCCAACGCGTCGCGCAAATGCGGGCACGATAACAAGCTCCGCGAAGCAATCCAGGCCATGGATTTTGGTGTCGCTGGATTGCTTCGTCGCTTGGCTCCTCGCAATGACGATTTCCACTGCCCTTTTTTGGAGACCTTACATGTCGCTCCCTGGCGTTCACACCCTTAATACTATCGACCTCACGGCCTATACGCCCTCCTGCGGCACCGCGCCGGTCGCCGCCTATATTCGCGTTCCCTTTCGTTGCCGGCTCCTGAAAGCAATCGGCATCCTCGGCGGCGCCATCAGCACGGCTAACGGCACCATCACGGTGTCGGTCGGCAGCACGACGCTTTCGACGTTCACCGTCACGCAAGCCGGCTCGGCTGCCGGTCAGTTGTTCTCAGTCACACTGCCTTCGCCAACATATCTAAACGAAGACGATGCGATCGTGCTGACCCCCTCGGGCGCGTCGGGCGCGTCGGTCCCGATGCACCTCTCCGTCGCAGTGAGGGCCGCATAAGATGTCGTTCTTTCCCAAGCATCCCGCGTCCCGTGCGGGAACCACCCAGACTATCGCGTACGATGCCAGTGCAGCGATAACCAACCCGTTCGGGCCCGAGACTTTCCAGCTTCGCCTGGTGGCAGATTCAGCCTGTTGTTACCGGATCGGTAACGGCACGCAGACCGCAACCATCGCTGACGTTTTTCTCCCCGCAGGCGTGATCGAATACGTCATCGTCAGTCCAGGCCAGAGCCTCTCGGCCATCAAGGCGGTTACCAACGGACTCGTCACGGCGACGGCGGGAATGTTGTGGGTCACGGAAATGTCGTGATGAACGGCGTCCTGATCCGGCCTCACCTTGACAGCAACGGCAAAAACCTTGCGATCGAGCATATTCAGGACGTCGAGCCGGTTCTGGAATGGAACAGGCAGGCGCGCCACGACGAACAGCGCGGCGATTGGGGGCGCCACATCGCGCGCATCCCAAACGTCATCTACATCAGATGGCTGCACGAGGAGCACGCCAGGGGAAACCTCTCATTGCGGATGTTTACACCCGAATTCGATCTGATCGTGCAGAAGAAACTTAGCGATCCTGAATGGGCTTACTTACGAACCGATAGGCCGAAGCTGCAAGCCGGCTGGTCAGCGGAGCTAGCGTGACACAAATCGTCGACTACACCTCGCTACAAGCGGCGGTGACCGAATATCTCGCCAGGGATCAGGATGCCACGCTGATCGCCAGGATTCCGACTTTCATCCAGCTCGCAGAAGCGAAGTTCAACCGACAACTGTTCGTTCGCCAGATGGAGCAGCGTTCAACAGCGGTCATCGATACGACATCGAGCGAGCCGGAATTCATTTCGCTGCCTTCTGATTTCCAGTCGATGCGCAGGGTTCGTCTGTCGAGTGTGACGGGCAAGCCATGCCTGGAATTCAGATCAGGAACGCAGATGGACGAATACCGCTTCGGTATCTCCGATGTCGCAGCGCGGCCACGTTACTTCACCGTGTTCGGTGACGAGATCGAATTGGCGCCGAGCCCGGACCAGAACTACACCGTCGAAATGATTTACCGAACGAACGTTCCATCGCTTGGAACGAACACCAGCAACTGGCTGCTGGCTCTCGCACCCGATTTCTATCTTTATGGCGCGCTGCTGGAATCTGCGCCCTACATCAAGGAAGACGGTCGCATCCAGACCTGGGGCCTCGGCTTCACCAGCGCGCTGAACGATTTGAACAATCTGGGACTGACCTCGACGTTCAACGCCGGACCGATGACGGTGCGGATCTCCGGTCAGGTAATTTAGGAAAACGCAGTCATGGCGAACTACAACAAATTCAATTCGTTCGTTTCGGATTTGGCGCAGAAGGTTCACAACCTCCATTCCGACACGCTCAAGATCATGTTGACCGACACCGCACCTGTCGCAACCAACACAATCAAGAGCAACATCACAGAAATTGCGGCCGGCAATGGTTATGTCGCTGGCGGTGCTGCCGCCACGCTGGTTTCTGACAACGATACCTCCGGGACTTATAAGTTGATTCTATCGGCGGTTTCCTGGACAGCATCGGGCGGTTCGATCGCGCAATTTCGGTATGCTGTTCTCTACAATTCAACGCCGGCGAATGGCAATCTCATCGCGTGGTGGGATTATGGCGCCGAAATCAATTTGACGAACGGCAACACCTTCACCGTTTCGCTCGATCAAACCAACGGCGTCTTTACGCTGGCGTAAGGGACAATCATGACCGACACGATCACGCTCTTAAAACAGCAATTCACAACGCTTTGCCAACAGCGCGACGCGATCCTGGTGCAGGTAACGCCGCTCCGCGAGCAACGTGACGGCTTGATTCAACAGGCCGAAGCGGCGATCGCCGCTCAGGTCGCGTCACTCAATCGGCAGATCGCGACGACCGAAACCGGTCTTTCCGACGTCATGAACCAAATCGCGCAAATCTCGAATGCGCTCGGCGGGAAAACGGCGTAAAGCAGTGGCCGCATTTCTTGATAACTGCCGGTTTGTTCCAACCGCTGGTGCTACGACCGATTGGACCTATTCGTCTGCAGTAGGCGGCTGTCAATCCCCATCTGCGGCCGGCGCGGTCAACGGTACGAAATACAAATTCCTGGCGATCGGTTCCGACCTGACGCAGTGGGAAATTGCGGAGGGTACCTATAACTCTGGGACTGGTGTTTTTCAGCGAACGACGGTTCTCTATAATTCGTCAGGTACCGGAACGGCATCGGGGCAGAGCGGCGCCGGAACGAAGATCAACTTTACCGCTATTCCACAAGTCGCAATTATCGGCATCAAAGAGGATTTGATTTCGATCGAAGAGGCCAACAGCTTTACGGCGACGCAACAAGCGCGCGCGATGGCTAATCTCGGCCTTATCTTGCCGCCTCAAGGCCGGCTTACGTTGCAGTCCGGCACGCCGGTCATGACGACGACGCAGGGCGCCAAAACGACGGTTTTCTATACGCCTGATGTGGGCGGGATTATCCCGATCTATGACGGCGCGGTTCTTCAACCTACGCCATTTTCGGAAATTTCGGTTGCCACCGCTGACACCACGAAAAACCCGGCGGCGATTGGCGCCAGCAAGGTCAACGATTGGTTTGTCTGGAATGATGCTGGGATAATGCGCCTCGCTCATGGTCCGGATTGGACGAGTGACACAGTTCGTTCCGCCGGAACCGCATTGGTTCGTATCAATGGACTTTTGACGAATTCAGTTGCGATCACCAACGGACCGGGAGTTTCGAAGGGAACTTATGTTGGCACGACGCGAAGCAATGCTTCATCGCAGATCGACTACATATTCGGTGCCGCTGCCTCAGGCGGCACGGCCGCCTTTTTCGGTGTCTGGAATTGCTACAACCGCGTAACGGTTGCTGGCATCGTGCAGGACAATGGAGCGGCTTATACTTATGCGTCCAGTACTGCGCGGCAGGCGCGTGGAAGCGCCGGTAATCAAGTTTCCTTTGTTACAGGGCTAGCAGAGGACGCAATTCTCTCCGTCTACACAAACCGGTCTGATACCGTCGCCGCGAGCGGCGCCTTTGTGGCCTTCCAACCATCTTTAGATAGTACATCGAGTTTTCAGGGCCAAAACCAGTTTATAGACCCTGGCGTAGCGAACACCTTTAGGACGTCGGCCCCCGCCGTCACTATGTCGCTGCCACAACTTGGCTTCCATTTCGTCGCGGCTATCGAACAGGGAGACGGGACTAATGCCAATACGGTAAATCCGGGGTCGCTCGCCACTCTCTACGTTCAGATCAAAAACTGAGAGACAAAATGTCCGACCCCAGACTAACCATTCTTACTGCCGCTTTGAAACCCGCAGGGGTTATTGGTGTTTCGGTCGCGGACTGGAACGACAAGACGACCTGGACGATTTGGTGTGAAGGCTCTCGCGAAATCAATGCTCTAAGCGACGCAAAAGCCGCGCCGATTGTGCAATCCTTCCCTACGGTGCCGCCGGCTGATGATCCTCTAAGCGGATGGGATTTGGTCACCCTGAAAATTTGCTTAAACCAAGAAAATCGTCTGCGTGCGCTTGAAGGTAAACCGCAGATCACCGTCGCGCAGTTCAAGGCGGCGATAGTAGCGCTATAATGGCACTTCTTGGTTTTGACGCACTTGGCCGATGGGCTCTTGGTCAGCTTCCGCAAAGCGGTGCTATCGCTCTCATCGCTTCGTCAGGCTCCTATGTCCTTACCGGGTTTACTGGGCCTATAAATCCTCCGCGGGCGCCACTGGAAACTACGACAAATTGCTCGGTTACGATTTCCTGCTGGATCGGTTTTTCTCGATCTCAATGACCGGCGAATATCTGCTTGGGATTTCGCAAACCGGATTGACGATTGAAAATCTCGACACCCTTGCGCCGGGCACCATTGCGATTGCGGGTGCGGCCAATAATGGCGCGGGTCTGATTCGTATTGCGGTCGCCTCCACAGCCTCGCTTGCAACCAATCAAATCGTTTCCATCAGCGGCGTTGTCGGGACCGTAGAGGCGAATGCCGAGAACTGGAAGATTTCCGTCATTGATGGCACGCATTTCGATCTTGTCGGTTCAACCTTTACGAATGCATATGTTTCGGGCGGCACGATCGCAGGATCGCTGGATGCCATGGCGCTGAGTCTCGATGCCTACGCCACCGCCGTACAGCCGGAAATCGGGCAGTTCAATAGTTCGCACGGGCTCGGGTTCTTTCGGGGAGCTAATCTGGAAGCCACGATCGAAAGCGCTGAGCAGGGTACGGATGAAAACCGCATCACGATCCGGGGCTTTCGTCCCGTCACGGACGCGGCAACGCTCTATGGCTCGGCGTCCTATCGCGATACGCCTTCGGCTATCGCGACCGCAGGCTCGGAGGTGCTGGTGAATGCTAGAACCGGCCGATGCGACGTGAGACGCGATACCCGCTATTCGCGCTTCAAAGTGCGGATTCCTGCGGCAACATCCTGGTCATTTTATGCGGGCGTGGTGCCCGATCTCACCCCCGGCGGCACGCTGTGAGCATCTTCAGCGATCGGCAATTGCTGACGCCTTTTGGCGAGGCCATTTGCGGCGAGCGCGTCGATCTGCCGGACAACTCCTTCTGGATCTGCTGGCAGAAGGAAACCTCCATCTGCTTCTGGTGGAGCAACGATGAAGTCCGGCTGGTGACCGATTGGAGCGACGGGCGGTATAGGCAATTGCCGTTCAATCTATCGCCTGAGCGAATTGCCGCGCTCGATCCGTTGGGTCAACACCACGCTTATTGGCGGGAAAATATCAAAACAGGTGCCGAGCCGTGACGGCCTTTGTTCCCGGAACCACCGAGACTGACCTGAAGAAGATCATTCTCGCCATTCAGCAACTAGCGGCCGGCCGCTCGAATGCCACAGGCACCGTGACGCTGGTTACGGGATCGGCGACGACCGTCGTGACCGACAGGAACTGCGCGGTGGGAACAGCGCCGCTGTTCACCCCAACCACCGCGAATGCCGCCACTGAAACCGGCAACGGCACCATGTATGTCTCGGCCGTCGCCAACGGCTCGTTCACGATCACGCATGCCAACTCGGCGACTACAGGACGCACGTTCCTCTATGTCCTCCAGGGTTGATCTGGTCTGCGTCGACCCCGAACGGGTTCACGAGATCTGGCCGCATGTCGCTTCGTTGCTGAAGGCTGCGTGCTATCGCACCAAGCTCAACGCCTTTGCGGATATCGAAGCCGACATTCTTGCTGGCCGCAGCCTGGTGTGGATGGCGTGGAACGGAAGCACGGTGGAATCCGCCGCTGCCACCATGCTGATCAATTCCGAAATCGGAAAAGTCTGCGTCATCACGGTCTGCGGCGGCAGCGACATGAAGCGCTGGCTGCCGCTGATCGATCAGATCGAAGCTTACGCCAAAGCCGAAGGCTGCAAGCGCGTCCGCATCTACGGCCGTAAGGGCTGGCTGCATGTGCTCGACGGCTATGAGGAAAAGCACATCATCATGGACAAGGAATTGAGTTGTTGGTGGTGCGAATTTCCGCGGCGCATATGAGTTCGATCCCGAAACCTATGGCGGCGAGGGCGGTGGCCTGGCCGGCATGATGCAGCTTTACATGCAACAGCAGAGTCGGCAGCAGCAGGGCGTTGATTTCGGTTCAGCGTCGAACGGGACGCCTGACTATAACCCCGAAACCTCTTTCAGTCCGCAACGCGGCTTGCTCGGCAGGCTGTTGTCGCTGCAAGCGGAGCAGAGCGGGTATCAACCGTCCGCGGAAAATAGCGAACAGACGTCAGTGTCGCCGGACCCCGACTATAGGCAGCTTGCACGGGTGCCGATTAGTGCTCAGCCGCAGGCCCCAACTCGTACCGAGGGTACCGAGGCCGCCGCGACCCGATCGACATCGCAAAATCGGCAGGCAGCGGCCTTGTCAATGGTGCGGTCAATGCGGCAGGTCTGCCTGCAGATTTGCTAACTGGCTTCGGCCATTTCCCGAATAATTTCGTGCCCAACCTATTCAGGCGCATGGACGGGCGTCCGCAAATCCCCGCAGTTGACCCCGACGTTCTCAAGCCTTGGACGTCTGACGAACTACGGAGTTGGTTGGAAGATTTCATCGGCAGATCCTATCAACCCAAAAGCAGAGCTGGACGTTACGCGGAGACGATCGGAGAAATGGTCCCGATGGTTGTGGGTGGAGAGGGTCTGGGTGTTCTTCGTGGCGCGCAGGCGGTGAGTGCCGCATTACGCGAACTTCCCGCGACTTTGGCGAAGCACGCCATTGCTCCCGGTATCGCCGTCCAGGCCTTAGAAGAAGCATTACCTGACAGCAACATAAAGGCAGGCGCTGGAGAAAGCCTATCCCGTGGTTCGTCGCGGACTTCCTGTTGCGCTCGCCGCTCAGCGATACCTCGGCAAACGTATCATACAACAATGAAAGCTTACTGCGCGAGCCCTCTATTTGTGGTGAGGAAACAAGAAACCTTTAAGAAGCGGGCTCAGAATTTCGCGGATTCCTTTCGCTGCCGGCCACCGGGCCTCAGCCTTGTTGAACAGCGTGTCGTAAATCCAATAGGCCGACACAATCCAGAATAGACCTCCGGCGATGCCAGCAAGAACAAACCAGACCGGCGGATTATCAGCGGGCGACGGCAGAAAAGACAGGAATTCGGGGAAGCCAAAAAGCCATATGGCGCTAACGGCCGTCATCCAACGCGATTTGCGGCGCGGCTGCTCGATGTCTTGTGTTGACTCGTTGGCCTGCTGTGACGATTTGGCTGCCATGGTTCGCCCCTAGGTTATCGCGTCAGACGACTTCGATTTCCAAGAGAATGGATTTGGCTTGTGCGGCGGTCAAGCTCGCGAGACGCGATCACGAGAGTTTTACATTTGATACCAACCGATGGTCGGCACGAACCTCGCACTCCTGCAGCCCTCGTAAACGATGGTCGGGGAGGTTTTCCAAACCTAGCGACCAGAGGTGCACCGAGGACGACGGCGAACACGATCCGGAAGAACCTGGAATTTGATTGGATCGATATTGCTAAAGACCCTGCAAGAAGGTTCCTTAGTGAAAGATCAAAGCAGCAACAAATCGCTCTGTTGGTCCGGAGCACCGTCCTTTCCTGAAACTTCGGACCCTAGTTTTCGGCAACGTCCTGCCGCTGCAACCGCCGCACATCTGGAACAACCCAACGCAAGTGCCTGAAACCCGCCCGACGGTCCACATCATTGGGCGCCGCGTTCGACTGCGCGCGACAAAAACCTGAAGACCAATTCGATCACCAAAGAAGGAACTCGAACCAATGGGCGGGCAATCGTCATCAACGCAAACGCAGCAATCGCAGACCGCGCCGTGGCAAGCGGCGCAGCCGATGCTGCAGGGCATTCTCGGGCAACTCAATCCGCTGGTTGCGAACAGCGGACTGAACCCAACCGAGAGCGGCGCGATCAATCAGCTTTCGCAGAACGCAAGCCAAGGCAATCCCTTCGCCGGCCAGATCAGCGGCGTTGCGAGCAATCTCTTGAACGGCGGCGGCGCGACCGCGCAGGCGCCCAACCTTCAGAGCGGGTTTTCGACGCTGCAGAGCCAGCTCGCGCCGTTTGCCAATGGCAGCAGGATCGGAAACGATCCCGCGCTGCAGGCCCAGCTTGCGCAGATCGCGAGCGACACGACCAACCAGGTCAACGGCCAGTTCGCAGCGGCGGGGCGGGATTTCTCCGGCGCGAACCAACAGGCTCTGGCGCGCGGCATCGCGCAGGGCGAAGCCCCCGTGATCGCCGCGCAATACAACCAGGATGTCGCCAATCAGCTTAACGCCGCGAATTCGCTTTACAGCGCGCAGAATACGACAGGCGGGTTGCTGTCGGGATTCAACCAGCAAGCTCTCGCCAATCAGCAGCAAGGCGTTGCGTCATCGCAGGATGCGTTGAACGCGCAAAACTATGGGCCGCAGCAACAATTGGCGCTGGCTCGATTGGCGCAAAGTATTCCGGCGCAGAATCTACAGTTGCTGGCGCAGATCGGCGTTCCCATTGCGGGGCTGGGTTCGCAAACCAACGGCACCACGCAAGGCACGCAACAATTGTCAGGCGCGGACGAATTCGCCAAGCTGGCGGGTGGCATTGGCAGTCTGTTCAAATTCCTGCCTTCCGACATGCGCCTGAAGGAAGACATTGCGCCCGTCGGCACATTGTTCGACGGCACCCCTGTCTACGGCTATCGCTACAAGGGTGCGCCGGCCTATCACATCGGCCTGTTGGCGCAGGACGTGGAGAAAACCACGCCGCACGCGGTGATCGAAATCAACGGTTATAAGGCGGTGGATTATCGCGCCGCGACTGAAGCCTCGCGAAAAATCGCAGTCACCTGATGGGCCTGCTCGACGGCTATTATGATCCGCAGCAATTTGCGGATAGCGGCGGCTTGCTTGGTCGCCTGCTCTCGCTGCAGCCGCAGCTTGGACAAAACCAACCAGGCGCGGGTTTTGATCAGCCGGCGTCTGCTCCGCAAATCACGGCGCCCGCGCCGCTGTCCTGGCCAATTTCGCCGGACAGCGGTCAAACGTCATCCGCATCCCAAACGTCCGCGTCAGATCTGCATTCGCAATACCAGACCCTGCGGCCGATCCTTGGCGACTACAATGCGATGCTCGCGACCGTTCATCCGGAAGCGGGCAAAACCCTGATCGCGCAGGCGCTGGCGAACCAGCAGCGCGATAACACCGCCGGCAACGTCGTTCAGGCCGGCTATCGTCTGGGTGGAATACCACTTCCTCCAATGCCTGTGCCACCGCCCCAGATACCGATGCCACCCGTGGGGGATTGGCTGAAGGCCGCTGGGTCATCGTGGTGGCAACTGCAGAAGTATATGTATTCTGGTTTGCTTGGTGGTGGCGCAGGAGGAAGCGATGAGTATCGCCGGTGCGTTAGAGCAGCCACCGCAAATGATCCCGAGCAATGGGAAGAGTTTTGCAGAAGTCTCAGGTATGCACCGAACAAAACGGTAGGTGGAGAATCGCAAAATAGGGCATGTTGGAGCAAGACCTACGAGAGCGACATCAACAAAAAGCAGTGGTGCGAAAATCAGTTCGGCAACAACTGAAAAGATTAAGACGCAGAACATGTTGAGGGGGCCATCAAAAGTCCTCTCCCCGCCCCATCCTAGGAAAAAGGATATGAGTTGGATACTCGTCTCCCGATGAGGGGTTGGACCCCAGCGCACTGGCATTGACTAGGTTCTTGTTTTGTTCTAAGCAACTGTAGAGCATAGGGCGCAGTGAGGACGTCCACATGGAATGGAATGAGCCTGCTCTCATCCAATATGAGTTTCGGTTTGGCGCAAAACAGCGCCCGGCCCTGGCTCGGCTTGGATTTCCACGCTTGCGGGAGGGCGACAGCGAATGGTCGTGCGCATTCCAGATAGAGGGCCTGAAGGGGAGCAAGATCCGTTTGGCGCGCGGCGAGGACGGGCTTCAGGCACTGACAATTGCGGCCTCCGTCATTCGAAAATCGCTCGATAAGCTCAGGCTTGTTAGTTCGGATGGGGGCCCGCACGAAGTTATTTTTCCACGATACCTGCCTTTTTGCTGCGGACTCGAATTTCACCGAAAGCTCTGCAACATCCTCGACGCTGAAATCAAAAAGAAACAGAGGCAGCTCTCGAGGCGACAGCTCGCACGCAAGAAATCCAATTAGTCTTCGAGTGGTAGGGCAGGGCAGCATCTCCTTCTGCCGGGATGCCGCAGGTCGGTGCGTCCGGCCCCGCCTGAGCCGACTACATTCAGCTTGAGGCTGCGAGCGTACGAGCGGCCAAATCATTGGATGCGGCAGCGAAGCGCCGACCATTTTTCCCGGAATGAAAGAGTTCACAAGCAATGGGCCTGTTCGACGGTTACTTCGATCCGGAGCAATTTCAGGACAGCGGCGGCTTGCTCGGCCGCTTGCTCTCGCTGCAACCGCAGGATCAGTATCAGCCAGGCGC